GGGATGGCAATCAATGCGCCGCCGTCGCAGGCAAACACCATGCCCAGGGCTATGAAATTACCGCTCAAGACGTGACGATACTCATTCGGGCCGCAACGCAGGCGGCGCATCAGGTCGTGGACAGGTGGCAAGGCGGGGCACCTGTTCATGAGACAAAAAAGCCCGCAGGGCGCGTGCCGTGCGGGCTGATGTTGGCTCTTCTATTAGCTTTTTAAGCGTTGTTTTCCCTGAGGCGATCTTGGTATTCCATGAAAGAGCGACGGAAGGCCATGGGATCGGAGATGCCGGGGATCGGTGCCTGCGGATTGCCTGCTCCAGAGATCACAATTGTGCCGAAGTTGAAGATGCGGCCCAGTATTCCTTGGGTGACTTGCAAGCTCTCAACCTTTTGAATGTTGAGTTCCACTGTCTGGCGACTGATGAAGCCAAATTTTGCAATTACGCGCTTATTGGTGAATGCGAGCTCTGTGGAGATGTACTGAAGATAGACAAGCAGAAAAATGACTAATCCAGCGCCATAAAAAAACAGCAGAAAAAAACCAAGAACCAATGTTGGAAGCTTTGCCCATAGGCTCAGTTTTGCTTCATAAATGGCTTTTTCATTGCTGATTAGTGTGCTTTGTACGTAACTTGCCATGTGCCCTCCGTAAGTAAATCGGCATCATAGCGCGTGAAACAATTTGTTTCATGACTGGATTGTCTTTGATTCAGATTGCTGTGGTTGCAACAGAAGTCATTTGTTTGTGTGACGTGAGATTTGTCATTTGGCAACATCTTTCTCAAGCTGGTTTGTCCCGTAGCGCACAGGGCAGGCGTTGCCGGGATTCCAACCGGCATGACCGTTTTTGCTCTTGGCCGCCTTCGCCTCACCTTTTTTCCGTTTACCACGCTTTGGCGGACTGTGAACGGCGGGTGCCGCGCAGAGCAGCGGCCATGCCCGCTGATGCTATTGGCCCGGGGACGCTCCGCACTGGTGGAGCGAACAACATGGGCATTTGACTTTTAAAGACCGGGCTGTGCCCGGTCGATGCCAAGGTGCCCAACACAAAGTGTTTGTCGGTAAACAAGTTTGCTTTGCGTCGATTGCAGTGTAAACAAATTTACAAAAGAAGGCGAATATTTTTGTAAATTTGTCTACAAAAAAATCAAATGTGATGAAAATTGAAGTGCTTGCTCACCAAGAGTTGTAGCGCTTAAGATGAAAACATGTATAAAAACACAGTGCCAAAACGCCAAAGCCATGAAGGCGTATTGGTGCGCATTCGCGGGCGCGAGGAGTGTGATGCGGATGTGGTTTTATCAGTTGAGGCGTGCACAAAGGAGGGGGTGCGCGTCCTGGTCTTCCCAGATGAAGACTTACTTATTTCTTGGCGGCAGCGTCTTGAAGCACTTGCATGACTGCTGTGCTGGCTGCATTGAATGCTTTTGCGCGGCTGAGTTTGTCCGCTTGAGGAATCATGTCGAACAGCACAGCCAGCTCGATCGCTGCTGGTGTGAGTTCAGTAGGAGCGTTGACTTGTACGCTTACCTCCATTGGCCCTTCCCCTGTCAGTAGCCAACGTGAATTGACCTTGAGAAACGCGGCCACGGCTTCATGCGCTTCAGTTGAAAGCTTTTGGTCGCGACCCTTGGCATTGGTGATGATCATGCCGATGTTCTGAACAGACCTTTTTGCAACATTGGCCACATCTTTGCGTTCGATCACGCGGCCAATCGCCTCGCCGCGCTTGTCCATCGCAAGTTGGAGTCTTTCACCGTAGAGCATGTTTTAACAATACGTCCTGTTGTGTAAATCAGTTTTCCTTATTTCTTGTAAACATGTTTACAATAAAGAAATGAAGAAAATGCACGCGATTGAGTTGTTGGGTGGTACGCCAAAGAAGGCAGCTGCAGCCATGGGCTACCGATCAATTCAGGCTGTCTACCTGTGGCCAGAGGATTTGCCGCAGGCAACCGCTGATCGTGTGCGTGGAGTTTTGTCCCGTATCGCTGATGAAAAAGCTGCGGATGCACAACTGTCACAGGAGTCGTTGCATGGCTGAGCAAACCACATACGCAGCTTTATTGCGGAGTCGTGCGCAACTGCAAGCTGAGGCGCTGCAGTTGCGTTCTTTGAGCGTGACGTGCCCCTTACTCAGCGAGCGGCTACGGGCAGAGTCCAACCTTGCTGCTCTTCGTGCAGGGCAAGGCGCAACTCTTGCTCAAGCTTGGCAGGAGGTGGCCCATGGATGAGCGTTTACCACCTAATGGCGAACGGGTCGGGTTCACTTCTGCGGCGGGGCGCTGCGGGGGGGGCGGGCTCGACCTGGACTTTGGTGTCGCAGGCGCTGCAAGCGCAAACACGGCCTTGAATGCGCAGGATGCTCTTGTGCTGGCGAATGTCGAAGCACGGCTGACAGAGGAAGTGCGCGGGCTCATCGCTGCGCTCAACCAGTTCAGCGGACGGGCGCAAGGCATATGCGTAGAAGTCCCCGACGCTGCCCACTTTAGTAAGTTGGTAACGAGCTTTCTCGGATTGCTTGGCTTCCAGCTCGCGCACGCGCTCGGTAAGGGTTTGGATAAGCCCATCTTTTTCGATGATGGCGCCGAGTACCTGCGTGAGCTGAATTTGTGCTTGAGTGATTTTGTCCGTGAGGTCGATCTGGATGGTCGCCGTTTTCTGGCGGTCGCGTTCGTCGACGAGCAGGCGCGCCAGTTGGGCAGCTCCGGTGACGGAGCTGACAAGTGCTGATACGTCCATGGATGCCTTCCCTCCTTGGTGGTGTTGATCGCGGTGTGGTGACCGTCATCGTAACCAAGGTATGGGAGGGCGCCACTTACGAAATGAGTGTGCATGTCTGAAACACTTCCGCTTGATATCGCTCGCGCCTGGAATGGCTGCAATGCATACGCCTTAACTCGGCAGTTTGCGTTGCCTGCTCGCTGCATATACACGGCCATCCTGATGCTTGATGCAGAGCTGACATGGCTGCTCAGTCTGCAGCAGGCTTGCGTTGCGCTCTCTGCAGCGCAGAGCGCGCGGCTTGCTTTGTTGCGGGATCTGATTGCTGAGGATCTCCCTCCACAAGACCGAGCTTTTCGCACAGCTGCGCAAACACCACCTGCTGGCGAGGGTCTGCAATGCCCTTGTCGCGCTCAGCCTGGCGGCAGGTCGCAATCCACAGCGCAAGGGCCTCAGCTGTGAAGTGCGGCTCAACCTCCATCAAAAAAATCAAGTGGCCCAGCATGGCCTCGACAGCGTCCATGCGTTCGTCGGGTGTGGCTGGCCTGTCTGGTTGCTTGTTCATTTTTTTCGTTTTGATCAGCTCTGATATCGGGGCAGCCGTCGCCCTGGTGGCCACTGGCGCGGGGCTGTCTTTTTCTTTGGCTGGTGTGGCTGTGGGTTTTGTGCTCATGGCTGCCTTTGTTTGAGGAGGACTGCTATGGGCTCTACTTTCACAGTTGGCGCTGATTCCGGCTATGGCGATCTGCATGGCGAATCCGACACTGGTCGCGGAATGTGCCTGCAAGATGCCGCGCGCCTGGTGGCCGAGCGCTTCCCTGGTGGCGTGCCTGCACTGGCCGAGGCTATGAATGTCTCTGCCAACACGCTGCAGCACAAGCTGAACCCGAATAACACGCGCCACAAGCTGACGATGGATGAGGCTTTGGCAATTCAGCAGGCTTCCGGTCTGCCGTTTGTGCTGCAGGCAATGGCATCTGCCATGCGTTACAGCTGCCTGCCCGAGGTGCCAGACCAGTCGGGTGGCAATCCGGTCGAGGCGTTTATGCGTTACCAGCATGGGGCAGGGGAGTTCACCGCTTCGGTGGCCGATGCCTTGCTGGGCGATGGTCCGGTCAACCGCAATCAGCTTCGCCGTGTGCAAGCTTTTGCCAGTGATGTGATGGTTCTGACGGGTTACATGGTGGCGGCCGTGGCTCGCCGCGTGCCTCAGCAGCCCTCGACCGACGGATGGGAGGGCTGATATGTATATCAAGCTGAGTGCGCGAATGATGAACCAGGCGGAAGTGCTGCGCCAGATTCGCGGCTTGACAGGGCCGCAAGCTGCCAGGGCTTATGCCAAGGCGCTGAACGATACCGCTTTTCAAGTGCGCCGCGCCATGCAAGATGAAATGCGCGCTGTGTTTGACCGGCCCACGGATTACATCCTGCGCAGCCCTAAGTTTCTCGCAGCGACGGCTAGCCGGCTTGAGGTGGTGATTGCTCCAACGGCTGGCCGTGCAGACAAGAAACCAACCAAGTGGACCAATCCGAGCGTGGACCCGCAAAAAATTCTGGATGCCCAGACCTGGGGTGGACGCCGGAACGACAAGCGTAGTGAGGTGGCTCTCAAGCGTGCGGGCATCCTGCCCGCTGGCTACCAAACTGCCATCCCCAGCGACGACAGAGGCGGCCCATACCCTGGCAGCGATGACGGTAAAGGCAATCTGCGCGGTCCCTTTTTGGTGCAGCTCATCGGCTATTTCCAAGCTTTTGGCGTGTCTGGTCCGAACTCGAACTTGAGTGAAAAGGGCTACAGGCGTGTGCATCGAGGCACCAAGAAGCAAGCGGGCCGGCGCTATTTCGTGGCTTATGGCAAGACACGCGGCGGCCCGCGTTCTACCCAGAAGGGCGAGCAAGACGAGCGCACAGCGCACCTGGCACCCGGCATCTGGGCCGCCAGCGGCACGGGCGGCGCCGATGTGCGCCCGGTGCTGATGTTTGTACGCCCTAGCCGAGGCTACACGCCGCGCTTTGAGATGGCCAATGTGGCCGCACGCGCGGATGTCGACTCCTATCTGGAGCGCCGTATCCGTTACCGCTTGCGTGAGGCAGCCGGCGTATGACCGCAACCCATTTCAACGCGGCCATGCAGCCGCAAACACAGATATCAGGAGGTGCAACCATGCAGCAATCCACTCCCGCCGTGACCGGCAAAGACACCAGCGCAGAGGCTTTTGCCGAGCTGGGCAACGAGACCCGCCGCCGTTTGAGCGAAAAGCTTTATGAGTCGATGCGCCATGCCCATCAGCACGGCGTGCGTGACATGAGTCGCCGTGAGCTGCGCGAGTACCACAACCAGCAGACCGGAGAGTGGTTGGAGCTGTGCAGCGTTGCGAGCACGGTCAATGCCTTGGTGGCTGCAGGCCGCTTTGAGCTGGGCACTGCACGCCGCTGCAGCATGTCCCCGCGTCAGCGTGATGTGGTGCCTGTGAAGTGCAAGGCGAAGCAGCAAGCCATTGCCTGATATCGAGATTGCCAGATGTACCAGTATCCGCACCATATCGGTGACTTCAACACAAAGACACGGCACCTGTCACGGCTGGAGCGTTCCGTCTTCCGTGACATGCTGGACATGTACTTTGATACTGAGCAGCCTTTGGACGGCTCTGATATCAACCTGCTTGCGCGTCGGCTGCTGTGCCGGTCGCCTGAAGAAGTGGATGCCATGCAGTTTGTGCTGGCCGAGTTCTTCGAGCAGCAGGCCGACGGTGTGTACGTCAACCACGAATGCGAGGCTGTGATTGCCCAGTACCGGGTTCAGGCGGCGGGTCGTGATGAGGTCAAGAAGAATGAAAGCACGCGCCAAGAGCGCAGCCGTGCAAGGCGGGCTGCTATCTTTTCTGCGCTGCGTGGGGTAGGCGTTGCACCTTCTGCCATGGCAAAGATGGCTGAGCTGCTGGAGCTGTGCCGCAAGCATGGCGTCACGGTGACGGATGACGGTGCGCATGTGACGCAGCCAGCACTACAGCCACCTGTGGCACCCAATAACGGCAATGTCTCGGATGTTGTCACGCCACCTCCCGTGACATGTCACGCCCCTGTCACGCCTGCCCCCGTGCCATGTCACGCCCATGTCACGGGTAACCTAAACCAAAACCTTAACCATATAGATACCCCCCAACCCCCCAATGGGGGGGCGAGTGGTGGATTAGCTATCGCTACAGCACTGGGAGCCAACTTTCCCGACCTGCGGCGCACAAGGCTGGCCGAGGTGGCAGAACTGGTCGCAGAGCTTGTCACCAGTGGTCAGGTGACTGGCGAGCAGTTGCTGGCGGCAGGCGAGCGACAGCGCGATCTGCTGAACGAGGACGGTGGCAAGCACAGCCCTTCGATGCTGCGCTGGCTGCGTGAGCAGCGCTGGCTGGACCTGGCTGCTGAGCCGAAGGCAGCCGCCGCGCCAGTGGACTGGACGGCATCGCGTGGCGGTGTCGAGGCCATGGCCGCAAAGCTGGGACTTCCGGTCTATCAGGACTGGGCCGATGCCCGACGCCCCGACGAACCGCCGCGCGTCTTCCTCGGCTACGAGGCCATGGTGCGCTCGGCCCTGACCCGGTCGCAGGAGGTGGTTGCCTGATGGTGTGCCTAAAAAATAAGCATCGCGAGGGCCATGGGTCCTCCCCAACCACCTCCGAAGCGGGTAATTCGAGCCGCACCTTTCGACTGTTGCGCAGTGCTCCTAAGGGGGTTAAGTGAAGATCCTGCCTTACTTGGATGCTCCTATTTCGCAAGCGGAATTTGCAGAAATGATCGGCGTCAGCGAGGCCCGTGTGAGCCAGCTGGTGAGCGAGAAAGTGATCACGCGAGGCGACACGGCCCATGAATGGCTGTTGAGCTACTGCGAGCGTCTGCGTGATGTCTCGGCGGGCCGGGCTGGCAGCGATGGCACCGATCTGGCCTATGAGCGTGCCTTGCTGACCCGGTCGCAGCGTGAGGCGCAAGACCTCAAGAACAAGGTCGCGCGCGGGCAGTTTGCTCCGATCGGCCTGCTGGCTGACGTGCTGGGCCTGGCCAGTTCTGCGGTGGTCGACCACATGGATCAGGTGGAGGGGCAGATGCGCAAGGCTTGCCCAGACCTGCCTTATGAAGCCCTGGTTGTCGTGCTTCGTGTGCTGGCGGGCGCTCGCAATGAGTGGATCCGAGTCACGACAAAACAGATATCAGAACAGATCGAAGGAATGGCCTTGGGCTTTGAAGAGGATGCAGGCCAGGCAGAAGGGGAGGGCAGTGAATGAGCGTTGTCACCATTGAAGCCATGGAGGCCATCAAGGCAGCCGCGGCGCTGGGAATGTCCAGCATGCGGGCAGAAGCTCCGCAAACCTTGTCGGAATGGGCGGCTGCGCATTTCCTGTTGGCTGGTGAGTCCAGCCACCAAAAGGGCGGCTGGGTAGCCTGGCCCTTTCAAATCGGCATTCTGGATTTCATGAGCGATGACCGCATCGAGGAACTGGCGGTCAAGAAATCCAAGCGTGTGGGCTATAGCAAGATGATCACGGCCTTCATTTGCTACAACATCGCCCACCGTCGGCGCAAGCAAGCGCTGTGGCAGCCCACGGACGATGACCGCGATAGCTTCGTCAAGTCGGAAATCGAACCGCTGCTCGACCCTGTGAACGGTGTGCCGTCTGTTCTCGCTGCCCGCAAGCGTGGCGGGCGCATTGAAGAGACCATCAAATACAAGCCATTCCGCGACAGCGTGCTGCACCTGCTGGGCGGCAAGGCAGCGCGGGCATACCGCCGTATCACGGTCGCGGTGGCCATCCTCGATGAATGGACGGCCTTTGACCAGACCATTGGTGCTAGCAAAGACAAGACAGCGGGCTCGCCCGGCAGCCTGGCCAAGGGCCGACTGGAGGGCGCGCCATACCCCAAGTTTGTGGGCGGCAGCACGCCGGGCATCATGGGGCTGTGCCACGTTTCCCGCGCCTGCGAGGATTCAGAAGATGAGGTTGATTACTTCATCGAGTGCCCACGCTGCGGCGTAGAGCACACGCTAACTTGGGGTGGGCCTTCGGTGCTGCACGGCTTCAAGTGGGAGCGCGGCAAGCCCGAGACCGTGCGCCATGTCTGCCCGCACTGCCGCGAGTCCATCACCCAGGCCGACTACATGCCGGGCGGTTGGCCCCTGGTCGGCGCCTGGGTGTGCCGTCGCTCAGGCAAGCGCTTCGGCGCTGACCGCATTTGGCGCGATGCCAGCGGCGAACCCTGTCGGTCCCCGCGCACGCTGGGGGTGCATATCTGGGCAGCCTACAGCCCGCAGCGCCCTTGGTCCACCATTGCAGATGAATTCGAGAAGGCCGACCGTGCTTTGAAAGAGGGCGATGCCGGCCCTATGACCAGCTTCACCAACGAAACCCTGGGCCAGGCCTGGGAGCTCAAGGGCGAAGCGGCTGACGAGCATGCGCTGCAGGCCCGTGCCGAGCCCTACAAGCTGAAGACGGTACCCGTTGGCGGCTTGATGCTCACGGCTTGTGTGGACGTGCAGCATACCTGGTGGGATATCAGCGTCTGGGCTTGGGGTAGGGGGTTGGAGAGCTGGGTGGTCGACCATCACATCATCGAGGGCAACCCCGCCAACGAAAGCGATTGGGAGCCCGTCACAGCCTATCTGCAAAGCCGTTTCAAGCAGCTATGGAACGGCAGCAGCATGGGCATCACGGCCACCAATGTGGACAGCGGCGACCAGACGCAGGCGGTCTACAACTGGGTGACCAAGGCGCAGAACGTCATCCCTAACCTGCGCGCCATCAAAGGCCGGCCCGGCATTGCCCTGGTGGGGCCGGTCACGCTGCAGGAGGTCAACTATCGCGGCCGCAAGATTGCGCGCGGGGTCAAGCTTTGGAACGTAGGCGTTGATAACGCCAAGGATCTCCTGTTGGGTCAATTGGCCATCAAGGAGCCAGGCCCAGGCTACCTGCACTTCAGCCATGAGCTGCCCCGCGAGTGGTACGAGCAGTTGACTGCCGAGCACCGTGTGCTACAGCGGATCAATGGCAAGGATGTGTTTCGCTGGATGAAGCGCCGGCAGCGGAATGAGATCTTGGACTGCCGCAACTATGCGTTGCATGCCGCCATGGCCCAAGGGCTGCACAAATGGTCTGACGCCAAGTGGCAACTGCTCGAGCAGGCCGTGCAGCCGCCGCGCGACCTTTTCAGCCCGCCAGAGGTAGATGCCGGCGATGCAGCGCCCGTTCTGGAAGAGCCTGCGCTGCGTGTGATCACGCCGACCGTCCCACCCAAACCAGCGGCCCAGCGCCGCCCCCGATCCTCTTTTGCCAGCGAAGAATGGAGCAGCAGACTATGACAGTGACGACTAACAAGAGCCAAGCAGACGCCTCACAAGTGGCTGATTCCGTGCTGCAGCTGGAGTGCGATCTGGTGGAGATTGCGCGGCAAGAGCTGGGCATCAGTGAGGTCGATGCCTTGAAGGTGGCCCGGGCCTTTGTGCATGGGCTGCGCAAGCGCTACGGCGGCATGCGCATGGGCGGTCGCGGGGCATCCATCTACATTCCCTCTCCCAGTAAGGCCGAGCGTAACAAGGCCATCTGCGAGGAATTCGACGGCACCAATCATCTGGAGGTCATGCGGCGCCATGGCATCCAGCGTGCCACGCTATACCGCGTCATTTCTGCCAAGGCTGGATCTGCGCGCATCGGTGTGCCCAGCGCCAAGGCGCCTTGAGAAAGTCTCATTTGTCGGCATGCAATGAGACAGCAAACCCCGTAGCGTGCAGCGCAAAGGCAGGCAACTCATGACCATCATCACCCAAGAGCATCTGGATATGCTCGACCTGGCGATTGCCAGCGGCGAGCTCAGCGTTTCGTATCAGGGGCGTAACGTCACATATCAGACCACCGATGCGTTGCTCAAGGCGCGCTCTCATATCGCCCGGCTGCTTCAACAGAAGTCGCGCCAGGGCTCTGCCACGTTTGGTGGCCGTGGTTACGGCCTGGCCAGTTTTGACCGCGATTAAAGGAGCTCACATATGGCCAACATCATTGACAGCCTGGTGAGCTATATGGCACCCGAGGCGGCCTTGCGCCGCGCCCAGGCCAGAAAGGTGCTTTCTCACTACGAGGCCGCCCAGCCCAGCAGGCTGCGCAAGAACCGCAACACCAACCCTTCGCCCAATCTGCTGGTGGGTCGCAGTGCTTCTGCATTGCGCAACCATGCGCGCTACCTGGAGCGAAATCACGATATCACCCGTGGTGTGCTGCGTACCTTGGTCAATAACGTGGTGGGCCCCAACGGCATCGGCATCGAGCCGCAGCCGCGCCGCCGCGATGGAACCATTCACAAGGAATATGCAGACCAGCTGCGTCAACTGCATCGCAAGTGGAGCAAAGCGCCTGAAGTGACCGGGCGCATGCACTGGGCTCAGGCCGAGCGCATGGCAGCCTACACCTGGCTGCGAGATGGTGAGCTGTTTGCGCAGCAGGTGGTTGGCAATGCGCCGGGCCTAGTGCATGGCAGCAAGGTGCCTTTCAGCCTGGAGCTGCTGGAGCCTGATTTTGTGCCACTGGATTTCACGGACCTCAGCCGCAAGATCCGCCAAGGCATTCAGGTCAATGACTGGGGACGGCCTGTGGCATATCACGTCTTCAAGCGTGACCCGCGCGAGTCTGGAGCCTGGATCACGCCGGCGGATCTCAAAACCATTCCAGCGGCCAACATGCTGCATGTGTCCACCATGGACCGGCTGCACCAGTGGCGCGGCGTCAGTGAGCTGGCAAGCGTGCTCAATCGTGTGGAGGATCTGAAGGACTACGAGGAAAGCGAGCGCATCGCCGCCAAGATTGCGGCCAGCATGGCGGCCTACGTCAAGCGCTTGCCGGGTGTCGAAGGCTTTGACCCTGACAAAGACTCCCGAGAAAAGGATGCAGATGGCAACCCGCTGCCCCGAGATCTGCGCCTGCAGCCGGGCATGATCTTCGACGACCTGATGGTGGGCGAAGAGGTGGGCCTGATCGACACCAACCGGTCTAACCCCAATCTGGTGGCCTGGCGCTCGGGCCAGCTCAAGGCCTATGCCGCAGGCGTTGGCGCCAGCTACAGCAGCATTAGCCGCGACTATGGCGGCACCTATAGCTCCCTGCGTCAGGAGTTGGTGGAGCAGTGGGTGCACTATGCGGTGCTTACTGATGACTTTGCAGGTCAGTTCAGTCTGCCAGTCTGGGAGATGTTTGTGCGCGTTGCACATTTGAGTGGTGCTCTACCCATCCCTGCCGATGTTGAGCCAGGCTCAGAAGATGATTGCCTTCTGATCGGCCAGTCCATGCCTTGGATCGATCCATGGAAAGAAGCCAACGCTTGGGAAAAGCTGGTACAGGCAGGGTTTGCCAGTGAGGTGGAGGTTATTCGCCGGCGCGGCGGCAATCCGCGTGAGGTGCAGGACCAGATGCAGCAGTATCGGCAAGAGGCTGCGGAGCGGGAGCTGCGAATGACTTCAAACCCAGCCAAGAAGTAAAAACAGAGAATGTGGATAAATAGTTATATATTAATATTTTGAATCAATTGTTACTTAAATCTTGCTTTTAGGTCGCAATGTTTACGTAGAAAAAGGCTATAGACACGAAAAGTTCATGTTCATATCATTTATTCGACATTGATAAAAATGGAGAATTCTATGATTAAGTATCTATGGGCTTTTCTTTTTATTTCTACTTCTGCTTTGGCATTAGACACAATGGGTACCGAAAGCGGTACTGGATCTAATGAGTCCGCTGCTTGTAAAAGTGCACGAAATACGGCGGAATCGAAAGCTAGTCTTGCGATGCTGGGAAATGGTAAGAGGCCGAAATTTAGTGCCTGTCAGTGTTCACGTACATCTAGCGGATATGAATGCATCGTTAGTTGGAGCGTGGAATGAATAATACACCAAATCTATATTATTTGGGATTCTCCATTATTTGTGGGCTGATTTCTACAGCTTGGTCCGGGCAAAAATGCTCTCCTGAAAATCGGACAGAAGAAATATGTGTGCCTCAGCGATTTGATTGCAATAAAGATGGGCAATGTAAATCTCGTGACATCTGTACTACCAAAACTGTTGCAGTGCAGCGATGTTACTGGGTTTCTGAATCATCTTCTCGCAATTCCAGCTCAAGAAATTCTGGTGCGCAATGAAAATACTGTCTTTATCAATTGCTTGTGGCTTGGCTGTAGCAGGCTGCAGCACTGGAAAAAGGGATGACGGAGATAAAGGGACTAACCCATTAGTTTCTACGTTATTAATTATTGGTGCGGCTATGGTTGGCGGAAAAATTAATGCCAACACACAATCCAATAATGCTCAGGTGGCAGCTAAAGCAAAAAAAACTAAAGAGGAAATGGGCAAAGCAATCACAGTAATTTACGACAACACCATTTCCGATAAAGCTAAATCAACAAATAACCCACTACTTTGCGTGAAAGATTCATCCAGCTTAGGTAACGATAAAGATTTGCGTACGGTATCAAATAGATGTAATTATCCTATTTATATTGCTGTAGTTCATTATCACGAAAAAGCAAGAAGGAAAACATCTTACTACGATCAACGTCTTTTACCTAATCAGAGTCACGCGATAATAGAAGGTAAGGATGACGAATTCGTGGATGTATCGAGTTGCTTCAATCGGCCTAAGCGAAATTTGAATGAAGAGTTTGACGTCTATTTTTCTACATGTGATTAATTGATGTAAGGAGGATCTTTAAAACTATTGGTTATGCGACCTATGAATTTGAACCTAAAGAGGATATCAAATATGCCTAATTTTTATAAAACAATGGCAGGTTGTATCGCGCTGATTTTTGTCGCCACTACGATGGCTCAAGTTCCTCAAAGGAGGGGAGATCAGTCGCGTTCTTACAGCGAACGAGGAATGAGCTCCAAGCCTTCACCCTCACCTTCGCCAGAACCTACGAGAAAAGGGGAGCCGGCGTCAAACAGTGGTCGTGATGGCTCGGGATATTCTTCGTCCAGAAGCAGTACTTCGAGCTCTTCAAATTCGACAAGCTTGGAGCGACAGCGGCAGAATGCCAGAGATATTGAGAATAAAACACGCGGCAATAGATAAAGTATTTATATGCTGCTCAACCCGTTTAATACGTGTTTAACCAATTAGGTTTTTGGAAAATAGTCTCATTTCACGGCATGAAATGAGACAGCGAAACCCAGAAACTGCCTGCATTCCGCCCTTGTGGCGACAACGAATGCAGGCAGTTTTTCATGAGCACATCGCAAAAGTGGTTCGCCATCCGCCGCAAGACTGCGCAGGCAGCAGCGGCTGCGGGTGTGCAGTCTGCTGCTGAGATCCTGATCTACGGCGACATTGGTGAGAGCTGGTGGGAAGAGACCACCAACGCCCGCGACTTTGTAGCCGAGTTGCAGGCCTTGGATGTACAGGCCATCACCGTGCGTATCAACAGCCTGGGCGGCAGCGTTCCCGATGGCTTTGCCATCTACAACGCCATGAAGCGCCACCCGGCCACCATCACCACCGAAGTGGATGGCATGGCCTTCAGCATCGCCAGCCTGATCGCCATGGGCGGCGACAAGGTGTGCATGGCTGAAAACGCCATGCTGATGGTGCATGCGCCCTGGACTTACGCCGCAGGCAACGCGGTTGAGTTGCGCGACATGGCAGATCAGCTGGACACCTGGGCCGCAGCAATGGCTACCAGCTATGCCCGCAAGACCGGCAATCACGATGCCGTCATGGCCTTGCTGACCGACGGCAAAGACCATTTCTTTACCGCTGCCGAGGCCTTGGCAGACGGCTTCATTGATTCCATCACCGATGCGTCACCCGTCGCGGCCAGCGCTGCCCTTGACTTGCCCCTTTCCCGTTACCGCTCCTTGCCTGCTGCTTTGCAGCGGGCTGGGGGTACTTCTGCGGCTGCTGCCGCGCAATCCGCTCCTGATGAGGACAACATGAACAAAAACCGCACCCATGTGCTGATGAACGCCATTGGCGCATCTGGCGCTCCGGCAGCTGGTGGCGGAAGCGCCGCACCAGCCGCTGCCGCTCCCGTCGCTGCCGCCGCGGCTTCCACGCCTGTGCCCGATGCCGCTGCACAGGCTGCTGTGCTGGCTGCTGATCAAACCCGCCGTCAGTCCATTCGCGCATCGTTTTCCGCCTTCGCGGGTCGTGACGGTGTGCAGGATCTGCAGCGCCAGTGCGAGGATGATCACAGCGTCTCTGCGGCCGTAGCTGGTGCTCGCCTGTTGGCGCACCTGGGCTCTCAGGCTACGCCCGTGGCTGGTGTGAACATCACCACGGTGGAAGACGAGGGCGACAAGCGCCGCGATGCCGCTGTATCTGCCTTGCTGGTGCGCGCCGGCTACGCCACCAAGGAGCAAGTCTCTGCCCACAGTGGCAATCCATACCGTGGCATGAGCCTGGTAGAAATGGCTCGTGCATCGCTGGAGACCGCCGGCGTCAGTGCCAAAGGCAAGGACAAGCGTGAGCTTGTCGCTGCAGCCTTCACCCAGTCCACCAGCGACTTTCCCATTCTGCTCACCGATGCCATCCATCGCGTGCTGCTGTCCGCATATGCCGTGCAGGCACTGACCTGGCAGCGCTTTTGCAAGCGTGGTCAGGTGTCGGACTTCCGTGAGCACCACCGTTTTCGCGTCGGCTCGCTGGGTAACCTGCAGCCCAAGGGCGAGAACGGTGAGTACAAGAATGTGCACATCCCCGATGGTGAGAAGTCCAGCATTGCAGCCGCAACCAAGGGCTTCATCATCAATCTGTCGCGCGAGATGATCATCAACGATGACCTGGGCGCGTTCACCGACCAGGCTGCCGCCATGGGCCGCAGTGCCGCCCGCACGGTCGAGGCTGATGTCTACGCGCTGCTGGGTGAAAACAACGGCCTGGGCCCGACGATGCTGGACGGCAAGCCCTTGCTCCATGCATCGCATGGCAACGTGGTGGCTGAAGCTGCTGCACCCTCCAGCGCTGCCTTTGAAGCCTTCCGCATTCTCATGGCCAAGCATAAGGACGTGAGCGGCAACGACTTCCTGGATCTGCGCCCCGCCGTCTGGCTGGGCCCCGTGGGTCTGGAAGGCCGCGCCAAGCTGATCAACAAGTCCGAGTACGAGATCAGCACCGATGTGAACCCCCTGACGCCCAACGTCGGCCTGGGCATGTTCAGCGACATCGTTGGCAGCCCCCGCCTGGAGGGCACTCGCTATTACGCCTTCACCGATGTGAATGAAGGTGCCGCTGTGGAGGTCGCTTTCCTCGATGGCGTGGATACGCCATTCATCGAGCAGCAGGACGCATTCGATACCGACGGCGCGCGCTTCAAGGTTCGCCTCGATTACGGCGTGGGTGCTCACGACCACCGCTGCATCGCCACCAACGCCGGCCAGTAAGCCCAGCCGCTCATTCAAGGAGTATTGAAATGGCAAACAACTTCATTCAGCCCGGCAAGGTGCTGGACTATGTGAACACCACCGCTGATGCGGTGGTCAGCGGGCAAGTCGTGCTGGTCGGCGTCATTCTGGGTGTTGCCCTGGGCAATATCGCGCCCGGTCAAACCGGCTCTGTCCAGATCGATGGCGTCTTTGCCGTCCCTAAATTGACTGGTGCTGCCATCGCACAGGGCGCCGTACCTGTGTTCAAGCCAGCAGATGGTGCTTTCACCGGGGCGGCTGCAGCAGCCGGCGACATCTCTGGCGCATGTGCTGTGGCCTTTGTTGCGGCCGCAGCTGATGCCGAGGTGGTGCACATCAAGTTCACCGGCGTGCCCGGCTCTGTGAAGGCTTGAGGCGCATGGCTGCATCCCTTGCTCCGTTCGCATCCATCGAGTCTCGGCTCAATGCATCTGTGTTGCGCCGTCTGGCCAATGCCACCGCTACATGGCAGGGCGGTCAACCGTTCGGCGTGATCTTTGATCGCTCGCAGCTCGAAGGCTTCATGGGTGATGCCGTTACCGGCGTTAGCAGGGCCGTTTCGCTGTGTGTTGCCAATGCCCCAGGCATTGCGGAGGGCAGCACGGCCCTGGTTCTGTCTGGGCAGCCCTGCGAAGTGACTGGCCCGGTGGTGGCGGATGCCAGTGGCTGGGCCACTTTTCCAGTCGTCTTTCTGAACTGATCGCCATGTTGTTGCTTGAACAAGTCATCAAGTCGCGCCTGGCAGGGCGCAGTGCACTGGCCGCTTGGCAGGTGCGCGGCGCTTCCGAGCTGTGCGACCGCACCAAGGTGCCGGCCATCGAGGTGCGTATGTCTGGCGCGGGCCTGGGCGATGTCTCACGCGAGGCCGCCCAGCTGGAGCCGCGCTGGTCTTGCGTGCTGGTTGCCAAGCGCAGCGAAGCCGCTGCCGCCGAGCTGGACGCCGCCATGGAGGAAGTGGTGGGCTGCTTGCACGGCTGGCGGCCAGCGTCACCAGGCGGGCGTGCCTGGTCTGAGCTGCGTGCCGCCGGCGTGCGCGAGGCCGAGTTTGTGGACGCCGGCCTGGTCGGCTACGCGGTGGAGTTCACCACCGTGTCCGTTTTCGAGTCGCTGGACGCCTGAGGCCGGCGCCGTTCAATCTTTCAAAGGAGCTAGCCATGGCTGCACTGCCCCGCGTCAAGAAGGAATACCAGATTCCGCGTGGACGCCTTGTTTTCTATCCGTTCGATGCAGATGGTCGCCCTGCAGGTGGCCGTCAGTTCGGCAACTGCCCAGGGTTCTCATTGAGTGTGGAGGGTGACAAGGCCCCGCATTACAGCGCGCAGGGCGGCCTGCGCGAGAAGGACGAGGATGTTCTGATCGAGATCACCCGCAAGGCATCGATCACCACCGACAACATCAGCGGCAGCAATCTGCGCATTTTTCTATCCGGCACCTCCGAGACGCATGCCCAGGCCTCGGCCACGGTAACGGCAGAGCCGCACAAGGTGGAGCCAGGCGGCATCTACCGTCTGGGCGTCAGCCCGGCAGCTCCGACCGGCGCACGCAAGCTCAGTGCAGTCACGGTCAAGAGCAAGTCTGGTTCCACTCCCTATGACGTAGGCACAGATTACCTCGTGGACGTAGACCTCGGCCTGCTGCAGATCGTCGAGGGCGGCGCAATCACTGCCTTGACCGAAGTGGAGGTGGGCTACACCGCCGCCGAGGCCACCTGGGAGCGCGTCAAGTCCGGGAACGGCGCGGATCTCAAGGGGGCTTTGCAGCTGATTGCCGATAACGCCCACGGCACCAATCGTGATTGGTGGTTCCCCAGTGTTGCTCTGTCGCCCACCGGCGAGCTGCCGCTGATTCAGGACGGCACGGATTACAGCCAGTTCGGCATCGATGTGGAAGTGCTCAAGCCCGATGACGGCGAGGCTGTCTATGTGGACGGTCGCGCGTCTGTGATTCCCTAACTCCCTGCTTTTCCAGACCGCCCGGCATGCCGGGGCGGTTTGCACTGCGGCCAGCAAGCGCCGGCTGCAGCGCAAACCGAAGCAACCACTTTCATTTAATCCGAGACGCCATGGCCTTCAAACCCATTCAGATTGTGATCAACGCCAAGGACGATGCGTCTGCGGTGTTGAGCCGTCTTGAAGGCAAGTTGAAGCTCTTGGGTGCATCGATTGCAGGCTACTTCGGCATCAAGGCATTCGCAGGCGTGGTGCGGAGCGCGGCAGACTTTGAAGCGGCCATGAGCCGCGTCAAGGCCGCCACCGAAGGCTCGGCCGCAGAAATGGCCGCGCTGACCAAGGCCGCCCAGGATGCTGGCAGCAGTACCAAGTACACCGCAGTAGAGGCGGCGGGTGCTCTGGAAAACTTGGCTAAGGCTGGTCTGAGCGCAGGCGACTCCGTCAAGGCGCTGCCTGCCGTGCTGGCCCTGGCCCAGGCGGGCGATATCGAACTGGGCAAATCCAGCGAGTACGTGACCAAGGCCGTGATGGGCATGGGCCTGGCCTTTGACGATGCCGGCCGCGTGGCCGATGTGTTAGCCAAGGGCGCCAACGCCACCAACACCAGCGTGGAAGGGCTGGCCCAGGCGCTGAGCTATGCAGCGCCCGTTGCCAACACCCTGGGCGTGAGCCTGGAGAGCACGGTCGCCATCATCGGCAAGTTTGCTGACGCAGGCATTGACGCTAGCCGCGCGGGTACGGCGCTGAACTCCATCATGAGTCAGTTTGCCGATCCGACCAGCAAGTTCCGCAAGGAGCTGGGCGCAGCCGGCATTGTCACCACCAACTTTGAGGAGGCCTTGCACCAGCTGGCCGCCAAGGGCAAGGACGGTGAGAAAGCCATCAATGCCGTGGGCCTGGAGGCTGGGCCTGCACTGCGCGCCCTACTCAATCAGGGCATGGGCGCGCTGGACGACCTGACGGGCAAGCTGCGTGAGGCAGGCGGCAGCGCCGAGGCCACGGCCAAGACCATGGCCGACAACCTCAACGGCTCGCTCAAGGGCCTGAGCAGCATGTGGGAGACGGTGACCCAGGTGCTGGGCAAGCCCGTGCTGCCCGTTGTGCGCCAAGG